TGTGAAAATTGTGGTAGTTAAATATTAAGACTATATTTGACTTATGGAGAATAAAGATAAGAACCCTCCAAAAGGTAATGTTAAGTTTAATATAACATTATCAGAGGAGCAGAAGAGAGCTAAGGCTAGTATAATACACTCACCTTTTAGTTTTATTGTAGGGCAAGCAGGTAGTGGTAAAACACTATTGGCAGTACAGATAGCTTTGGATATGTTCTTCAAGAGGGAGTTTAATAAGATTATCATAACCAGACCTACTATAGCTACGGAGGACAATGGATTCCTTCCAGGCGATGAAAAGGAGAAGATGGAACCTTGGCTTGTACCTATTATGTCTAATATGCGTAAGGTATATAATAAGCCAGAGAAGATTCAGAAGATGGTTGACGACTGTGATATAGAATTAGTATCTCTTGGACACTTTAGAGGTAGAACCTTTGAGAATGCTGTAGTGGTAATAGACGAGTTCCAGAACTTAACTAGAGCCCAGTTTAGAATGTCCTTAGGAAGGTTAGGTAAGAACTCTATAATGATATTCTGTGGAGATAATCAACAGATTGACTTAAAAGATCCTAACTACTCCGCTATACATGAGGTAGCTAAGATAAAGGATAGTGAGTATGTTCATAAGGTTATTCTAGAGGATAATCACAGGCATGAGGCTATAGATGATGTGCTTAAGAGATTGACAGGATATTAGTGAGTTAAACCAAAAACCATTATATGATATACCAAGAACTAAACAAGTTTAACCATATTGTATTTAAAGATAGTAACCACACCTATATGTTAAATGGGAAGCAGTTAACCTCTGTAACCACGTTTATAGGTAAGTTTAAAAAACCATTTGAGAAAGAATTCTGGTCTTATAAGAAGGCAGAACAAGAAGGAGTAACACAGCAAGAGATTTTAGATAAATGGGATTCGATTAGTTTACGCGCATGCAATAAAGGTAGTAAGTTTCATGCTTTCGCTGAAAATTACATTAATAATAAAGTTCTCCCTAATATAATATATGACTTCGATATAGATATGAAGGCGTATGACAAAATTGAATCCCATTTTTTAAAATTCTATGAAGATTCCAAAGAAAACCTTATACCTATTAGCTCTGAGCTGTGCGTTGGTTCTAGCAGGCTTGGGATATGCGGTATGGTTGACCAGCTTTACTATTCAAAAACTCTTGAGTCTCTGGTTATATTTGATTGGAAGACGAACAAAAAAATAGAGTACAAAAGTAAGTTCAAGAATAAGATGCTTGAACCTATATCCCACCTACCTGAATGTGAGTTTACAACCTACTCACTACAACTCTCCCTTTACAAGTACATTATAGAGCTTGAAACAAAGCTCGACATTAAGAAATGTTTTATAGTCTGGTTTAATGAGAAGAATGATTCTTATAAACTTATAGAGTGCGCAGATTATAAAAAAGAAATAGTTAATATGTTGGATTATAATTAATTTTATTATATTTGTCCCATGGACGATTTTGAAAAGACTATAAGAAAGTATTATAATCTCCCTATGGAGGGTAATATGTGTGAAGAATGTTTGGCGAAGTATAAGAGTAGATATAGAATTGACCAATTACTTCATATGAATTCCAAAGCTCAATCAGAGCTTGGTACAGACTCAACTATTGAGGATAAACAAAATGCTTTAGATATTGCTAAGTATGTTAAGGCGTCTATAATGATGCACGACAAGACTAAAGCCGAGAGTATGTTTCCAGAAATAAACTTATTTGAAGATGATAATACCCTTAAAAGCTAATATAGCACAGTCTTTTAAAGCATATCTTCATATTCTTAATCCTGTATTAAAACTTAAGGATAAAGAAATCGAGGTACTCTCTAGTTTCTTATCTATATGGTATAAGAATAAGGATAATGAGAATGTAGATAAACTTTTATTCTCTACTCCTGTAAGAAAGATGGTGAGAAAATCTATAAATATGTCCGAAGCATCATTTAATAATCATATTACAATGCTTAGAAAAAAGAAGATGATTATTAATAAGAGACTAAATCCCAACATCTTAAATGGAATTACAGATACAGGGGTAGAAATAACATACAAAATAGAGTGGACAAGTTAGTAAAGAAGTTAGCTAAAAAGTATAATTTAAGCGAGTTCAAAACAGAACTTATAATTAAATCTCAATTCGGACTTCTAAAGAAAGTCATAGAAGAAGGGGGTTTCGAGTCTACTCGATTGAAACATTTAGGTATGTTTACAGTGAAGAAGAATAGATTTAAATACTATAAAAATGGCAGAAGAGAAAAAGGGAGCAAAAGCGAAGATGTCTGAAATCCTAGAAGGATGGAAGAATGTAGTATTTCCTAATGAGCATGTTGAACAGATTGCTAAAGCAAGAGCTAATATATGTGCGGGATGCGAGTTCAATGTTAAAAATAAATGTACAAAATGTGGGTGCCCACTAGTTGCTAAAACTAGATCAATGCAATCACATTGTCCACTTAAAAAATGGTAAAAGACTTTAGATTTAAACTTGGGGAAATTGTTTATTTGAAAACTGACAGCGAACAACTTACTAGAATAGTAACAAAAGTTAGTATGATAGGGAGTTCTATATCAGATCATATAACAACCTACGAGTTATCGCAAGGCGACGAAAACAGTGAACATTATAGTTCAGAGATTATAAAAACTAAGGATACAAATCTTAAATTAGGAATATAGAATGAAAAACACAATTAATTACGAACCTCTAGGAAACCACATTGTAGTGGAGATGCCTAATGTAGAAAAAGAAACAAAATCAGGGATTATTAAATCTGAGATAATGTTAAAAGAAGAGGCAGACAAAAGAGATGGGCATGCTAAAGTTGTAGCAGTTAGTCAGGACATCAAAACAGTGAAAGTCGGAGACACTATTATACCAAAAGGCCAAGGCTTTATGGTTATGGTAGAGGAGGTAGAATATTTCCAAATGAATATGTTTGATGTACTAGGTATTATAAGATAAAAATGGCAAAGTTTAAATGTAATACATGTAACGCAAAGATGGAGTTGTCCATACATACTATCAAAGTAGTGGAAGGAGTAGTAGTATCTCCTGAGGCCATGTGCTGCGATACTTATATGGAAAGTATACGTTCAAATAAAGGCTTTGGAACGGCTCTTATGCGATATGGAGGTAAAGTAAGAGGCAAAAGTGACGGACTTAGAACAAACTAATGATATTAGAAAACTTTGATATAGATGTAAATTTTTGGAAATTACATCCACAATTAAAAGTACCTCTTCCTTTTGCTTCTATTTATAAAGAAGATAAGAGTAAAGGGAAAAACAAGAGCTCACAGACAATGTGGGCTATTGCGCTTTTAGTGGACCCTGATTCTAAATTCTCAAATATCTCGTATAGTACGAGAAGGGATATGATTAGTGGGGATTTTCTTAAAAATAAAAATTTTGATTGGAGTAAATATAAAGAAGCAATCATATTTTATGAACGCTCATTAGTTACTCCTGCCAAACGTCAACTTATGGTGTGGAATAAAAAGATGGATGAAAAAACTCTCTACCTTGATATTCTTACATACGAGGAGAATGCAGACACTATTGAAGGCCTACTTAAAACAAACGTCAAATTATTTGAAGACTATGAACGTCTTCTTAAGTTAGTGGATAAAGAGACTAACGAAGGTTCTACAAAAGGTGGGGCCGAAGAATCAGCCTCAGAAAAAGGATTGATATGATTATTAATAAGGATGCATTTTTGCTTAAAGAGATACCTCAATTTCATCCTTCTAGTGATGAATACTTATTATTCTGGCGAGAAGAGAAGAAACGATGTATTGAAGGGTATTGGGTTGGTGGTGTTTGGATGCCAGGCAACCTTTACTTTTATGTAAACTATTGGACCATCCTTTTAAATAAAACCGCACACTCTAAAACTAAAACTCCAGGTAAACCTTTTCTTAGAGATCTTGAATGGGAATTTTTTTATAACTGGTGTGAGGCTAGAGGATTCTCAGGATTCTCAGATGATAAAGAGTTTACTTGTGATAGAGAGTTTATAGGAAAAGACAACTATGTACCCGCTGCAGATTATATGCGTAGGACACATAAAAAGAGTTTAGGATGCCCCCTATGGAATAATGAAGCTAAAAACTTTATGATGATGGGGAGTCGTGGATTTGGTAAGTCTTATTCTGTTGCGGGCGGAATAATTGGACACGAATTTGTATTTGATGGTATGAAATCGTATGATCCAGAGTATATAGGTAACCCGCCTTCTACAGAAATTGTAACAGGAGCAGGGGATGCTAAGTATTCGGGAGATATATTAAAAAAGACACAATTTGGATTGGATAATTTACCTGGGGGAATTGAAATTGGGGATAAATTTTTTCCTTCACCTTTTTCTAAACAATACGGGGGTAGTTGGTACTCTGGTAAAGAGGTTATTGCAGAATATAAGAAAAAACTTGGAGGTACCTGGAAAGTTATGGGTAGTAAATCTAAGATTAAGCATCGTACCTTTAAAGACAATCCTTTTGCAGCTAATGGTACCCGTCCTGCCGTAATGGTAATGGAGGAGATTGGTAT